AATTGGGATCAGTTTGAACACCTTCAGGCCAAATCCCTGCCCGCTTAGCCACGCTTTGCTCGTTTTGAAACCACAGTCCAGACGCTGTGCCCGTTGTCGGTGTGCGCTGGACGCCCATCAATCCGCCGTTAAAGCCCAACATCAGCTGATGTCCTCGTAGGAGATGACCAGCTCTAGGTCGCCGGCAGCGCTGGCCTGTGCGCGGAGGCTGTGCCCTTCCTCCAGGTAGATGTAAGCCTCGCGGGTCACCAGCACCTGAGTGGCATCCGCTGGCACGGCGATGGTCTTGCCGATAGCGAAGCCGGTGGTGCCGTTGTAATGCTCCAGGCTGATGTCAGCTGCGCTGGTGCCATCCACGTTGGCGCAGTACACCGAATTGATTTTCAGCACCTTGCCGCTGCTGGCGCCATTGCTCAGCGCTGCAGCCATCGAGGTGGTGACGGCATAGCCCACGGTCTTGCCGGTGACCGTCGTGACTGACGATCCACTTTTGATGTTCGGTGCTGCCATGGATCAGCGCCAGTCGGTGTACAGGTCTTCGCTCCAGTATAGGAACGCGGCAAAGCCATCATCATCTGTGCCGCCAGTAGCCGCCCCAGCGGCCCACGCCACATTCACTACCAGGTCGATCTCGCCGGTCTGCGTTGCAGCGCCAGCAATCCAGATCACATTCACGCCAAGCTCGAAGCCAGGCAGCGGCTCAATGCTCGGCAGCCATGTGCCATCCGTCACCAGCGACACGGTGGTGTCCACGTACCCACCACGCTTCTGCGACTCCCCTGGTGGCTCCTGGTAACGCCAGCGCATTCCAGCTGGCACGATGTTGGACACGCTTGACTGGCCTGCCCAGATCTCAGCCGGCAGGAGGAAGCTGACGAATGAACCCTGCTGCCCGCGGTAGTGATCGCGGATGCTGGCCATCTCGGCCTGGGTCAGGTTCTCATAGCTCAGCTCCATGGTGAGGTTGCTGACACGGCTGCTGTGCAGGAACTTCACCTGCCCGCCACCAAAGCCAACCTCACGCGAGACGGCAAAGCGGCCCATGCTGTAACCGCGGCCGGTTGGCGTCAGTGTTGGGTATGACGCTGTGGTGACCGCGCCATAGAGGAATGGCTCCTGCGGCTGCCAGTCCCATTCCTCCCAGAATGTGGCCATCAGTTCGACAGCGTGATCACGCTGGTGCTGACGCTGAAGGTGCCGCCGGAGGAAACCACCTCGCCGCTGAAGTCCAGGTAGGCGATCAGCTCATCAGCACTGCTCGCACCACCGCGCGCTTTGTAGATCACGCCGCCTGCAGTTGTAAACGTGGCTGATGGCCACGACACCGACGAGAAGGTGAGGATCTTCTTGTTGGTGTCGTTGGTGATGGTGCAGGTGGTGGCGTTGCCGCCAGCGGTGTAACCAGTGCCGCTGATCTCGCTGCTCACATCATTGCGCCGGTCGTGCCCGTCCTTGCTGGCCGTGTAGCCGACGCCAACCAGCAGCAGCTTCAAGCTGTCAACCGCAAAATCCAGATCGCCGTTGACCAGATCAGTCAGCACCGAGTTGTAGACAAAGGAAGCCATGCTGCACGCTCCTGGTGATTCAGTCTATTGTCCAGCGAATAATGTCCGCCACTGGTGGATACGGTACGGCTAATGTCTGCCCGGCTACTGCGGTAACAGTGCCGCCAAAGTCAATCATGGCTAAAGGGTACGACGCGCCATAAGTAAGTTCCGAAGATGCTGAAGGCAGCGGTGTTCGGTAGCACAGCAGTAGCGATTTGGCGCTGAGTGGCCCTGTGGTTGCAGTCCACGTAAGCGATTGCGCTGGATGAATAACCGACTCAACGTTAGAGGGCTGTGGAGTAAACAATGGAAACTGCCGAGTAGATGGTGTAAACCGAGCAGTTAATCCACCTAAGCTAGTGACGTTGAAAGAGCTTACTGTGTATGGTTCAGGAAGAACGACAGAACCTCCGGCGTATCGCACATACTGAATGCCTGTGTAATAGTTTCTAAGATAGTCGCCGCCTTTAAGGTAGCCGTTAGCAGTTGGCAGTTCAACAACGCCAGACGCAATTAACTGATCAACTCGACCTTCAAAACTGCTAGTGTATTGCGTAATGTCAGTGCTGCACAGTATGCAAAACAACGAATGCTCTCGACCGTGGCCGCGCTGTACCGCCAATCCGTAAGTTGCGAGATAAGTAACAGCCTGGCGAGCGTAAACGTTGATAGAAATTGGCATGGTTCTAAAGCATAGACCACTTGAAAAGAAGCGCCGATGGCCATGCCACTGTTAATGTAGTGCCAGCAGGTGCAGTCTTGGCTCCATCAAAGTCAATAAGCGCTAATGGTACTGATACGGCGTATCTAGGAAGCACCGGATCAGTGGAATCAAATGAAGTACGGCAACAAAGCAGTGCTGAACTCGCGGTGATGCCAGCGCCGCTTGCCAACCAAGATACATCATCAGCACGCAAGCTAAGCTCACCTGATGAATAAGCAAGCCTGACATTTTGCAGATACTTGCCGCCTACTGTGTAGCCATTTGCAGTAGATAGTTCGTTGCTGCCCGCCGATGAATACGTTGAAGTGGCAAAATTATACAAAAAACCATCTAGCGATGAGCTTGTTGGCGTCGAAGAAACGCCAACACTGCGAAGGATAACAAACAAGGGATTGAACGTGGTGCCAAATCCGTCGCGCGGCGTAGCGCCAACGTCTAACAGCTTAAAAATAGATCCTGCCGAACGAAGAACAGTTACGGCCATGGCTATGAAGTCGGGAATTGCAGCCTGAACACAGCAATTACTGCAGGCACCTCAACAATCACGCCAGGTGCGCCAGCCCTTGATAGCGCCAGCGTCAGCGTCTGTGATGTGCCATTGGCAGCCACGCCACGACCAGCCGTTACTCCGATGGTGATGGTCGTCGTGAACGGCAGGATGTCCGCCGTAGGTGCCACAGAGCTGCTCAGCGTCACGCTGACACCATGGCTGCCGCAGGGATAATCCTCAACCGTTGGCGGCTCGACATAGCTCCATGCGTAACCCTGCAACGAATAATCAGCCACGCTGCTCACGCCGCTCATCACCTCAGCCGGCAATCCAAAATTGCCGTATGGCCCGCGGCGCGCCTGGTAGTGCAGCAGGATCGCCAACACCTGCGCCTCGCTCAGGCCGATGAACTCAAGCTGCAGCGTCGAGTCGATCAGCACGTTGGAATGCCGCACGCGGTTCTCCATGCCGTTCACGCCTTGATAGGCCGTGTTCGGGTAGCTGCCAGGCGTGAACGTCCGGCTGCTTGGTACCAGCGCAGGAAAGGTGCTCATCCGTAGCTATCCAGGCCGTCGTCTGGATTGGTCACGGTGCCACTCGCTGTGCTTTGAACTGGCACGTTGCCGATCAGCACCTCATCCGATGGCACCACAGCATCCTCAACAGCAGGATCAAGCGGTGCCGGTGGGTCGATTACTTGGATGTAAACCTCGGCAGGGATGGTTGAATCCGTCGCGCGGCCGGCATCAGCATCGCAGCTGGGCCCGGTCTTGGTGGTATCCACCAGCCCAGCTGTATAGGGAACATTGGCCACCGCAACTGCCACGATGCTTCTTCCCAGCGTATCTACTGGATGGTGGATGCACTCGTAGCTCACCACACCTTCCAGCGATTTGCCCATGGTGACCACCTCATAGAGGAAGTCATGCACAGCCTCGCCAACGCCTACCGATGCGCGCGGCAGCTTGACGCGCACGAGGTCGCCAACGCTCACGCTGACGTTGTGCGCCTGGGGCCTTGCCTTGAACGTGACTGAGTGGGTGATGTTCACGCGGCTGGCCAACAGGTAGGCGCCAAACCTGGCAGCGTGCATTCCGCTGGTGCAGAACTCGCTGAGGTCATGCGTTTCGATTGATAGGTTCGTGCGTGCGGTGTCGGAGTAACGCAGCTCCACGGTGCGGATGATGCCAATGTCATCTTCTGCCTGCTGGCGCCACATCACCTGCGCTACAAACGGCTGCCGCTGCGTCAGGTCGCTGTATTCAATGCGGAACGAATCCAACAGGATCGTATCCTCATCAAACTGATACACCGCCACTGAGCTGGTGGTGTTGATCGAGCCATCCACCAGCGTTGGCACCAGCGGCTTCAAGCCGCGTTTGCCTTGCACGCGGCTGGCACGCACCAGGAAGTAAGGCGCCCACTTCGTGATCAGCTCCTCGTAGTTGATGCTTTCCTTCAGCACGCAGTCACACTTCAAGCCATTGGCGCTGAGGAATCGCGCGACCGTGGTTAGGCCTGCTGTATCAATCAGGTTGGCATTCAATCCGCCGATGTTGGCAAGCAGCCAGTTGGTCAGGTCTGCAAAGTTATCACTAGGGCCAAAGGCCTGATCCGTCAACCGCTGCACATACATGCCGCCGCGGATGAACAGATGCACTTGCCGGTCCCACAGCGTTGAGCCATCAGCCACCTGCCGCGAGAAGCTAAGCGTTGAGATGCCTGGGTAGCTGCCAATGCTGCCGCAGTTCTGCGGGCAGTTTGGCAGCGTGTAGCCACTGCGCTGCACAATGGCATTCTCTGGGATCCAATCACCGGCGCGACGGTTGAAGGTTTGGGTGTGGCTGCCATGGCGGCAACCGCCGGAGAACACATCACGCACCGGGATCGAATCCATCAATCCCTCGCCCAAGACCAGCAAGTAGAACGCTGTGACTTGGTTGGTGGCGCTGTTCACGAATCGCGCTTCAGTAGCGCTGGGGCTGATCAGCACACCGCCAACACCGGCCACCTGGCGGCAGAAGACGATCGGCACCACATCACCCAGGCTGGCGGCTTTCTGTGCCACGTCCAGCGGCCTGGTCACCGCCGCCGGTGGTGACGTGGCAGGTGGTGGCACGATGCCGGTCTGAATGCTCATGACCGGCGCTGGGTTCAGGTCCTGCGCAAAGAACGGAATGTCAAGCGCTTTGCCGCCACCGCTAGGCGCGGCTGATGGAGCGCTAAGCGTGGTCGATCCTCTGAATGTCATGGCCGGAACCCAGTGCCCATGATCGCGCTTGTCAGCGTGCGTGGTGGCACCTGAGCGCCAACAGCGGCAACCGGTGCGCCCAGGGTCATCTCAAGACTGGTCAAGCTGCCACCGCCGCCCACCACCTGACCGGTATATGACGCGATCAGCTCCTGCCCTGTTTGCGGGACATCGTTCCCGTTGAGCGCATCGAACTGATAGGTGGTCAGATCCACCAGGTAGGCATTCTGAAGTGCTGCTTCAAATGCCGCCACCACAATGCCGGTTGCAGGCGCTGTGATGCTGATGTCAGATTCAACGCCGCTGGCGCCTTCTGTAAAGCCCTGCGCTGTGAATGCAACGCTGAGCCAGAGATCACCATTGAGCAGCACGGCCTTGCTGTAGTAGCTCTGCCAGCGGCTGATGGTGACACCAGCGGCTGAGTAAATCCGAAGGTACTGGGCTTGCGCGCGTGCCATCAGGCCAGCCCCACTGAGATGCGCGTTGCTGGATTGCGCAGGCTGCTTAGCACGCTCCTGGCGGTGGCCTGCATGGCGGCCTGCATGTCGCTGATGGTGACGTACTGCTCACCGCCGAACTGAACAACCGGCCCGGTGGTCACGTTAATGCTGATGTCGCGCGTGCCAGCTGTGACGCCCTGCGCTTTGACCATGAAGCGGTCAAGCGCTTTGTCCATCTTGGACTCTGGGATGATGTATTCAGATTCTCCGCCTTCACCCACCATTGCGATGGTGGGTCTTGTGACCAAACCACCTTCAGCAAATGCTGGAACTTTGATAGGTGTCAACAGTGGCAGCAATCGCAAGCCAAGGAATGGGATTTGTTTCAACCCTTTAAGGATGTTATTCAATGCTGCAATCCAGTTATTGAACAGCTCTGCACCAAAGCGAAACGCACCGGCGATGATGCCGCGAACGACGCCGGTGACTGCACCAAACACTGTGACGACGGCTCCTTTTACTTTGCCGAACACTCCTGTCACAAAGCCCGCGGCTTTTTCCCAGTTGCTGCGCCACCACTTGAAGTAGTTCTGAATTGGCTTTTTCAGGATGTTGTTCACAAAGCCATCCCATCCTTTCTTAAACACACTGCCAAGCCAGGCGATGAACTTGCCCAGCGGCTCGCGGAATGCAATGGCCATTGCCACCACCGCCGCCACGGCCAGCACCGTCCAGCCGACAGGGCCAGAGAAGAACGCCAGCAGCGCTGGCAGCACGGTGCCGCTCAGGAAGGCCAGCAGGCCTGAGAATGCAGCGCTGATGACGCCCATCGCGGGGCCAATAGCCCCTGCCCAGCCGGCGATGGTGGCGCCAAGCTGCAACGCTGCAATCCCTTTGATAACGAGCGTTGCACCACTAAGGATCTGCACCAGCGGGCCAAGCGCGATCACCAGGCCGACAACGGCTGCGATGGTGCCTTGCATCCAATCCGGCAGGCTGCTGAAACCAGTGGCCAGCGAGATGACCAGATCAGTGATTGTGTTGAGCACTGGCATCAATACAGTGCCAAGCTTCACGCTGAGCTCAAGCAGCTTGGTCTGAAGCACCACCAGTTTGTCATTGGCATCATCAGCACCTTTGGCAAACTTGGTTGTCATGGTGACGCCAAGGCTTTCTACTGCTTGGCGGCCACCATTAAGCAGTGGAATCATGTCCGCGCCAGACTTGCCAAATAGCTGGATGGCAAGCGTTGTTTTTTTGGCGTCATCTGGCATGGCCTTGAACTTGTCGGCTACTTCGAGCATCACCTCATCAGTGCTTTTCATCTTGCCGCTGGTATCCACCGCACTCAAGCCAAGCGCTGCTAGAGCCTTCGCCACACCTTTCGGGCCTTCGGCTAATTCCTTTAAGGACTCGATCTGTTCTTTGCTTGATTGCTTGATCAGCTTTACCTGGCCATCGGCGTGCTCTTTGGTCAGGTTCTTCTCTGTATTGATCCGGGTCTTGATCTGTTCTTCTTCGGCACGCTTGCGCTCTTCAAGCGCATCTTCCTGTTGCTGCTGTGCATCACGAAACTGCCGCGTGCGTTGCGTCTGCTGCTGCTGGTAGCCACGGTCCAGCGTTTTGAGCACACTGTCTTCTTCGTCGCGCAATGCTTGCAGCTTTGCTTCCTTCTGCTGGTCAGTCAGATACTTATCATCCTTAATTGCCTTGGCACGCGCATCAAACTGACGCTTGATTGCGCGTTCTTCCTGCTGTTGTCTATCTTTTGCTGCATCGGCTTCCTGTCTTGATTGATCATCAAACGAATCACCTAGCAGTCTTGCTTCTGCTTTGTATCGCTTGTTGATTTCTCGCAGTCGATCATCTGATTCCTTTTCAAGTGCCGCCAGCCGCTTGTCGGCAGCATCCTGGACAGCCTGAACCTGACGATCCTCGCCATCTTCTACTGCCTGCGTCGCATCCTGCAGCGCCTGCTCAGCCGTTTGCCCATACTCATCAGTTGCGGTGCCAGCTGCAACCATGCCGCGGGCCAGCTTGACCATCGCGCCACCCACTGCATCGATCGTGGTGCCGCTCATCTTGGCCGCTTGGTCGAACTGACTCAAGCGCTCAACACTCACGCCTGTCTTCTGCGACAGATCATTCAGATTGTCCGCTGCATCAATGGCACCCTTGGCCATGGCCGCCAGGCCAACGCCGCTCACCAATGGCGCCAGGATGTCCAGCGCACCGCTCAGGCCGCCGGCACTCTTGAGCATTCCACCGAGGCCGCCGCTGGCATCCTCTGCACCTTTCTTCAAGCCACCCATGCCCCTGGCAAGTGCCGTCAGAGCACCTTCGCCAGTCACCATGGCCTTGATCTTCAGCAGCGCTTCCATCACGGCCATCAGCGCTTCTCCAACTGCTTGTTGATCTGCGCCCTGGCGTGCAGTTCCATCACCTGCAAATCCTCCAGCACTACGGCCGGGTCGCTGATCTTATACAGGCTAGCAAGCTGCAGCACCACGCCATAGTCCAGACCGATCACGCCATTGCTGGTAGGGCGCCACTGCGTCATGCAGCGCAGGAACAGATCGACCACCTCAGCATGTTCAGGCCACAGCTTGAAATGCTGCGGCGCAAACATAGCCTCCGGCAGCTCGATGCCATACTCTGCTGCGTCAGCCAGCAGGTCATCGTTTGCCTTCTCGCCGCGGAATAGGTGATCCACGGCGCCAGTCAGTTTTTTGCCTTGGCCTTCTCCACGCTTTCGATGTAGGTCTGCACCAACATCTCAGCAACAGTGGCCACCTCCAGCAGCTGCGCTTTTGTTTCCTCGGAGTACGGGATCTGCGTGGTGTTGTCGGCCTCGAAGATGCCGCTCCAACCCACCAGGATCTCGCTGGCAATCTCCCTGGTGGGGATCCGATCAATCAGGTCGTCGTTTTTGACGGCATGGCGCAGCTGCTGGAAGTTGATTGCAAGATCCTCCAGCCTGCTTTGCGGCAGCCGCTTGAAGACTGCCTCGAACGTATGCGTGCGGTAGCGGCCGTTGTCTACCTGCTCCCGAATCGTGATCGGCCAGGAGAAGGTCGGCGTTTGCTCAAGGATGAAACCCATCAGGTCAGCGCAATGGAAACTTCATCGTTACCGCTGCTGCCAGGCAGCGGACGGAATGGCAGCACAATGTGCTGAATACCATCACCGTCTTCCAGCGTTGGTGAATCAAATGCGCAGTTGCTGGCCGTGAATGTGGCAATGTTGCCAGCGGTTTGGCCATGCTGGAAGCTGATGGCGCCAGCAGTCTGCGCAGCTGCGATGGTATAAAAATCCTTTGTGCCAAGCGCAGGAAGTTCAACCGTGATCGAGCCGCTTGGCGCGCGATCCGTAATCATGACTTGCTTTGTGCAACCTGCCAACTGGCGGAACACCATATTGTTCGCCATATCAAGGCTAAACGCATTCATGCACGCGGAGTAGCTATGCACGCTAACGCTGGTGGTGCTGTCGGCATTGACTGCGACCGGCGTTGATTGATTGGTAAATGTTGTTGCCGGATTTGCCGTAGCAGTTGGCGCCCCATAGATCCCCATGAAAGTGAAATTCAACTTAGGAATTTCACCGGCACTCATTTCAATCGCCACATTGCCGCGCACGCCCAGGATCAGGTGCTTGATGCCGTCGTTCCTGAAGTCCAGCGCCACGCTGCTGAAGCTGCTGCTCACTGGCGCATAGGTCACGCTGGTGCTGGTGACAACAGTCTCCGAGAACCCACATGCCTTCATCAGTGAGCCCCAGCGCGGTGCAGTGCCTGCAGTGCCGCTGCCTGCCAGCTCCACGCTGAAGTTCACGCCGACGCTGGTCTGTCCCACCACCTGCGCCGAATTGCCCAGGTAGCCCTGCACCAGCTCGCGGTCCTTCAGCTCAAGCTGGAGCGGTGACACTTCAAGATTGCTGATCAGTACCGCATCAGTACCGGCTGGCGCCGGTGACGGCACCACGCCATAGCTCGATTCAGATTTCGCCAGTAGCAGGCGGTTGCGTGTCAGTGCCATCGGTCGCAGGAATCAGCGGGTCGGAAGTTTGCTGGTGCAATGTCCATTCGGTGCCTTTGTCGTTCAGCACATAAGTGCCGCCGGCAGATGGCAGTGGCGGGAGCTTTTTGTTGCTCACGGATAGTCTAGGTTTTGCCATCACTAGCTTACCAAGCTTGCAAGGCCAGTCCTGTACCTCACCTCATAGTCGCAAGCGATCACACCGCCAGGTTGGTCTGCGCTGATCATGTCAAACTGCACGCCGCGCGGCTCGATGGCCACGGCATAGCCACCTACTGATTGGTCTGCCATGATCTTGGCGTGCATACTCTCGGCAATCGGATCAGCTGCCTGATCCGGTATGGCGCCACGCACGATGATCGCCACACGCACCGTCAGCGTCCAGTCAGTCTTGCAATGGCTGTTGCTGATCACCGCCTGGTCTGAGATCGGCTCCACCACAATGGCCGGCGACTCGCCGCGCGTGATCGGCTCCACCCTGCTGCGGTAGATGCGCGTGCTGACGCCTGTCGTACCAGCCAGTGATGAGGCAATGGCGGCCAAGATGCTCTCGCGGCGTGTTGTCATGGCTCAGGCGCTGGCGACTTGGGTGACTGTGCAGATGATGCCCGGAATCGCCGGATGCGTGGCATTGCCAGCTTCGGCGTGGATGTAAGCATCAACATCACTCGCCGCCCACATCAGTTCAATGTAATCAGCTGCGGCCAGCTTCAGCACATAGTTCACCGTGCCGATGATGTTGCCATCAGTGCTGCCATGCCGCGCGATGATA